AGGCTGGCGCCCAGGGTAAAGGTTTGCAGGCCAGTGGCCAGTCCGAGGGCTGCGATGGGCACGCACATGATCAGGCTCGCATTTCAAAACGGTGGAACGGCTCCCCGAGCGCGCCGAACGGTGTGGCTGCGTACATCGCAAAGCCGAGCCGTTGCAGCCAGCGCTGGCTGGTGAGGTTGTCGGCGTGGACGTAGTTCACCAGATGCGGAAAGGCCTTTAGCATCTTGGCAATGTACCCGGGGGTGCTGCGTACAAGGACACGGCTGTGTGCGTCGAGCACCGGCGTGCCCAGCATCCAGGGGGAGCCGATGCCGCTGACGACTGAAATCGGGGCGCAGCCCAAAATGGCAGCGAGCTCGCCGTTAATGAACGCCGTCCAGCACAGCAAAGACTGGCCCACGCTGCGCTCGCAGGCGTGCACGGGGTCGAGGTGGCCGTAGGCGCGCACCTCGTGCGCGTCGCTCGCGCGCAGGCGCTGGGCCAGCTGGAGTGCGTCGCCCGCCTCAGTGGGTCGGATCAGGACCTCAGCCGCCACTCTGCAGCTCGAGCGTCATCGACAGCACGGTGAGCGGCAGCGGCAGATCCTGACGGATGCAGAGTGCTGCGTCCTGGTTCCAGCTCGGGTCGATGGAGAGCGCGAGCTCCCCCTCGCGCAGCGCGGGCGGGGAGCCGTAGGGGTCGGTGACGGCGCGCGCCGGGTACTCGCGCAAACGGTCGAACGTGGGGCCCGCCTTGACCACGCTCGACTGGGAGACGCGCAGGTGCACCTTGTTGATGTTCTTGACGGTACCCTGCCCGCTGGCCTGCATGCCCTCCACCGCAAGCGGCAGGGTGCGCAGATCGGCGGTGATTGGTAGCCCGATGTGCACGGTGCTGGCGGCGGTGGTGAGGGTGATTTGCCCGCCGGTGACTGTTTGGCGGGGCTCGACCGCGCCATCGGCCAGGATGTCGACCGTCTCGCCCTCGAGGTGGTAGAGCCCGCTGATGGTGGTGGTGGCGGTGCCCGCGTAGGTGAGGCCCGAGTCGACGAAGAACGCGTCCTCGAGCTGCGTGAAGATGCGGGTGCGCAGGCGCTCGATGTAGCGCACGGTGCGCCCGTTGACGCTGCGGTTGACCACCGCGTAGAGCACGTCCTCGTTGTCCTCGGCCACCACGCACACGGACTCGAAAGTGCCGTCGGTGTCGTGGGCGTGCCAGCCGTAGACCTGCTGGTCGGGCACGTAGGTCATGCCGAGCAGCACGCCGTCGTTGCGCACCGCCCAGAGGGTGGGCTCAGGGGCGCGCACGTAGGCGAGCTGGGCGACGGTGTAGCCGTTGAACCGGTGGGGCGCCATGATCGACACGTCGACCGTGCGGTAGGCGTTGGATTCCCAGTTGTAGGCGAGCTCGCGGATGCGCGAGCCTTGCGCCTGCACGTAGAGCACGGAGCCCGAACTCACCACCGGCTGCACGTTGTTGGCGCCGGAGTAGCCCTGGGGCTTGATCGACACGCTGGTCGGGGTGATGGCGGGGGCGTTGTCGGAGAACAGGCGGAACTCCCCGCCTGCGGTGAGCGCGATCAGGTCGGCCAAGGGCACCAGGTGGCGGATCTGGTTGTTCTGCATCGAGGCGACCCGCAGCTCGAGGCCGTCGGCATCGCGCGCGGGCAGGCTCGAGGTGAGGTTGGACTCGGTGCCGGTGCGGGTGGCCCACACCACCTGGGGCTTCTCGTTGGTGCCGGCGAACCAGCGCCGCTGCTCGTGGTAGGTGGTGGCGTTGGGGTAGTCATTGACGCCGTTGTTGAGGGTGATGATGTCCTCGGGCGGGGATTGGCTGGTGTCGGCCAGCACGTTGTCATCGATCAGCGACAGGGCGGGCATGCTCGCCGTGCCGGTGCTGGCGCTGGCGCTGGTCTTCTTGCCCGACACGTAGGTGAAGGTGGTGGTGTTGATGACCGTGACGTGCCAGGCGCCCTCGAACGAGGGCACGCCCGTGCCATCAATCAAGACGTGGTCGGAGGTGACGTAGCCGTGCACGCTGCCGGTCACCACGGTCACGACGTAGGACGGCGAGGTGCGCGAGATCGAGGTGATCGCCACCGTGGCCCCGGCCACCGGGATCACCTGGCCGACGTAGCCGTAGATGCCCCCGCGCAGCTTGTAGACGTTGTAGCGGTTGATGCCGTCGACCCCGTCCCAGGTGACGGTGTTGAAGTTGCCGGCGACGGTGAGGTTGTTGTCGGTGCCGCTCGGGGTGCTGGCCAAAGACTCGGTCACGCCGTCCGCCTGCACCGCGGTGACCACGTACTTCTGCGGCGACTCGTTGCCGGCGGTGCCGATGGTGGGGGTGACGGTGAGCCCGGTCGGCGCGTTGGTGGGCGCAGCGAAGCTAACGTTGGTGAGCGTCCAGCTGGTGGCGCCCAGGCGCTTCAACTCACGCGCCGGGTAGCTCGGGTGCACGATCGTGATCACGTCGGCGCTCTGCGTGAAGTGCAGGTCGAACAGGTCGGCGGCGGCGTAGGTGCTGGTGAGGGTGTAGACCCGCGCGGCGGTGGCGCCCGAGGCGGTGGTGGCCACGCCCCACAGGTCGGTGGTGGTGAACGTGTCGGCGTCGACCACGGTCGCCTTGTGGTAGCGGGTGCCGATGTAGACCCAGTCGCCGGTCGAGTAGCCGTGGGCGGCGGTGGTGTTGACGGTCGAGCCCGCGATCGAGCTGATTGCGAGGCCGGTCTCGAGCAGGGTACCGCCGCCGATGTGAAAGCGGATGTAGAGGTTGCCGAACTCGAGCACCGCGGTCTGGCTGGCGCTGAACGCGAACGGGATCAGGCGCACCGCCTGGGTGCTGTCGCGGGCCTCGTTGATGAACTCGAACCCCGGGCGGCGGGCGGCGGGGCCGTGCGGCAGCGTGACGAAGTTGCGCGCCAGGGCGAGGCCGGTCTGGTACTTGGTGAGGTCGAGTCGGCCGGCCAGTTCGGGGGTGATCTCGCCGCCGGCGAAGCTGCGCAGTAGCAGCTTGGTGCTCATGCCCGGGCGACGAGTTGGGAGGCGACGAAGGCGTGCTCGGTCTGGCTCGCGTTGGCCGAGCTCGCCGCGGCCAGGTCCGCCAGGGCGGTGGCCCGCTGACGCATGGCGTCGCCGAGCTTGAGGCCCTCGTTGCCCTTGACGATCGGACCCGCCAGGTAGGCCCCGAGCAGGTAGCCCAGGGCGGCGCTAAAGCTCGGGGTGAACCGGGTGGTGTCGGTGATGTCGCGCACGTAGATCAGCACCGCGTCGGGCTCGTTGCTGTAGAGCACCTCCCCCTCGATCTCGAAGGTGGCGGAGTCCTGGTCGTTGGGGCTGTACTCGCGGTTGTCCTGGGTGAACACCGTGAGGGTGGAGCCCGGGCGCAGGACGCGCTTGGCGCTCATGCAATCGGCCGGCTTGGCGTAGGCGTAGGCCCAGGTGGTGCTGACGTTGGCAACCTGCGCCAGGGCGGCGCGTTGCAGCGCGAAGGCCCAGTTGCCGGGCTCGAGCATTTCAGTGCGGGCCTGGTCGTAGAAGGTGGCGCAGTGGCCGGCCTCGACGCTGCCATCCGGCGGGCTGATGCTGGCGACGCGCCCTTCTGAGCCGATGTGGCTCAGGGCCATGTTGCAGATTTGGACGACTGAGGCCATGGGGTTCTCCGGTGCGGGTCAGTGTAGGGGCCGCGCTGTGCGACACGGACACGTCAGCGGTGGTTGCGACGTCTTATGTGCAGCAACCAGTTAATGGCCGAGCCCAAGCCGCTCGCCACCGCGCCCCACCAGGTGCCGCTCGTGGTGCCGCGGTAGCGGCCGAAGTAACTCACGCGGGGTCGACCAAGGTGATCGTGCGTGCGCCTGAGCTGTAACTGGCTTGCACGCGGTTTGTGGCGCCATCCTGACTTTTGAACACCATGCTGCTGCCTTCAAGGCCCGTGGCGTCCCCGGCGTTGACCGCCAGCATCAGGCGCATGACATCCCGCAGAGTGAGCGTTCCCTCTACGGTGCCAAGCAGCGGATCCGCGGCGGCACCAGCGCTGTTAAGCAGCTCACCCATTGTGCCGGCGTCGGCGTATTGCGCGGCGTCGCTAGTCCACACCGCCCCGGCAATGCTGGCGGGAGTGAGCACCCCAGCGTCCACCGTACTGCCCGCCATCTGGCCGATGGCATAGGGTGTGACAGCGCCGGTGACGGCAAAGGTGGCCGCGCCCGTGCCCGAGGCCTTGGCCCCCAACAGCGCGGCGGCGTCAAACAGCAGGCTGGCGCTGCCGGCGGCGTTGAGCGAGGCGGTTAGTAGGGCCGGGCTGACGTTTAGCGCCAGGGTGGCGCTGCCGCTGCCGGAGGTGATCAGCTGGCCCTCGGCGTTGGCGACCGTGATCGCCAGGTCGGCGCTGGCATCGCTGGTGATACCCCCCACCGCGGTGCCAGCGGGGGTGAGCACCAAGCCCGCCGCGTTGATGGAGGCCAGGTTGCCGGCCTGCTGCGGCAGCATCCAGGCCAGGCCGGCGTAGCCCCCCTGCGGCAGCGCGTACAGCTCGTTGGCGGTGGTCTGCCGATCCTGCAGCTGCACGCTGCGCTTTTGTCCGTTGCCACCCCAGTTGCTGCGCTCACCGCTTTGGCTGATGCCCGCTCGGTAGGTCAGTGGCAGCTTGTTGATGACCGAGTAATTGCCGTGCAGCATGTCAGCTCCGAATGGCGGCGGCCACCTCAAAGGCCCCCATCGCCTCGGCGATTTGCGCGTCGCACTCCTGCTGGGCGGCAGCGATCTCGGCGGCCAAGGCATAAAAATCCTGACCCGCGGCAATGGCACGGGCCACCATCTCGATCAGTTGACGTGCATTCACTTGGATTAGCCCCAGGCAAAGTCAAGGTGGCCGTACAGGGCGCTGTTCACCGGCGTGGCGGCGCCGGCGTACATCAGCCAGTTCAGCACCGCGCCGTCATAGACCCGGGGCATGGACGGCAACTGGTTCACCAGATCGCGCTCCGAGGCCACGCCCAGGGTGGTGATCGGCAGCGTCAGCAGCGGTTTGCACAGCACCAGGTTCATGGCGCCGGAGGTCATGGTGGCGCTGAAGCTGATCGACTGCACCGACAAGATGCCCTCGTCGCCTGCGGCCAATGGGATGAAAGGACCAAACTTACCGGCGCCCGTGCCGGCGTAAGCAATCGAGCCGACCGGCGCGGTGGCGTTGATGATCGGCAGCGAGGGCGTGGCCGGCGTCAGGCGCCCCGATGTGGTGGCGGGGTTGGTGTAACTGAGTTGCACGGTCGGTGTGCCCGCCCCCATCACCACGCTGGGCGTCAGGTAGGCGCGCACCCCCTTGCCGTTGGCGTAGCGCGGCAGGGTCTGCGTGCCCAGCATGGTTTGCGCGCCGGTGGTGGTGACGGTGCTGATCGGGTAGACCGCCAGCATGTCGACCAGCATCAGCACGCAGGGCGCGGTGGTGGCGGCGGCGGTGTAGGCCGAGGCGTTGATGATGTGCTTGGCGTCGGTACTGACGTCGCCGCCGTGGTAGATGCCGTTGGCGGTCTGGGTGGCGGTGATGGTTTGTGCAGTTACCGTTTGGCTGATGTTGACGGTGTAGGTGCCGCCGTTGTTAGCGCCGGTGCCGGAGCCCAGCGCGGTGATGTAAGTGCCGGGCAGCACACCGGTGCCTGACAGGATGGAGCCAATCGTGAATCGGCCCGAGCCGTGCGTGGTGTCGGTAAAAGTGGTGGTTGAAATTGAGCCGCCCAGCGCGGCGGTGGCGGCGGTGATGGAGGTTGATTCGCTGACGGCCCGAAACGTCAGGTTGGTGCCCGCGCCGATCAATGAGTTCTGGATTGGGTTGCCCGAGCCGGTGGCCAGGTCGTACCACTGGCCGGCGGCTTGCGTCGTGGTGGGCAGGGCCAGTTTGTTCCAGTCGCTGCGGAAGGTCTTGCCGCCGGTCAGTGCGGCGATCAGTTGGTCTTGGGATTGAATGGCCATGGGGATTAATTCCAGAGAAACGTCATGCTGCCGTGCAGCGGGGCGTTGTTGAGGTTACCGGCGGGATAGCAGATCAGGTTGAGGTAAGCGTCGTCCTCGATCTGCGGCATGACAGTAAAGTCGATGGCGTAGTCGCGCTCAGAGGGCGCGTCGATGCCACGCAGCGCGTGGGTGGCCAGCGGCTTGACCAGGACCAGCGCAATCAGCCCAATGTCGGGCTGCAAAAATTGCACGCTGTCGATCTTGCGCACGCCGGTGTCGCCGGATTGCAAGGGTAAAAACGGCCCACTGCTGAAGCGGGTGGCGGCGGCCGAGCTGATGATGGTGCCGGTGCTGACCTGGGTGTTGCAGGCCACCGCCGGCGTGACCCGTCCGGTCACCCCGTCCTGGTTCGTGTAGCTGACCTGAAACTGCGGGTTGCCCACGCCCGACTGGCCGGCGACTTCGACCGCCATTATTTGCACGCCAGCGCCATCACTGTAGCGGCTTAGTGCCAGCGAGTTGGTCAGCAGTTGCGGGTCGGTCACGCCCATGTCGATGAACGGGTAGTACAGCAAGTAATCGCACAGCAGCAGCGGCATGGGCACCGCGCCGGCGCTCACGCTCATCACCAGCATTTGCTTCAGGTGCTTGCTACCGCTGGCCGGGTGGCCGCCGTGGTAGATGCCGCCATCGGCCGACTGGCTTAGGCGCTGGGCCACCAGTGGCGAGGCGGCGTAGTAGTTGGGTGTTGGGTTGCCTGGGCTCATGCTCAGGTCAAACCAGATGCCGGCGGCGGTCGAGGCGGTGGCCGTCTTGCGCCAGGTGCTGTATTGGCTCTTGCCGTCCAGCTCGGCTTGCGCCAGCTCGCGGTAGTTGGCGAAGCCCATGAGCGTTCAGTCGGCCGAGATGGCTAACGCGCCGGCGGCAAACTGCGGCTGGATACCGCTGGAGACGTTGAGCGTGCTCGACAACGCGCCTGAGATCATCAGCGCCACCGCCGATGAGGCAGTATCGACCACGGCGAAGTGCGTGATGGCGTTGCTGCCGGCGGTGCAGGCACCGAACTGCAGCAAGGCGGCGTTGGTGAAGGTGCTGCCACCGTCAGTCCAGGCGGTGGCCTTGGTCAACGCTACGCGGGCGTACCCGGTGTAAGTGGCTTCGGCCGCCAGCGAGGCAGCCTCGCCCGGGTCGGCGGTGAACAGCGCCAGGTATTGCGTGGCGCCGGAGCGGTAGCTCGGGTCGGTGCCCTGCAGAAACATCTTCAGGGCAGCATTTTCGGTGGTGTTAGAAAGCGACATGGGTGGCCTGTGTTAGATCGAGCGGCGCCCCGCCAACACGACCTTCAGATTGGTCGTGCCATCGCCGCCAAAGATGCGAGGTTTTACGAAGATCGGCAGTTCGACGATCGCCCGCAACGCGGCCGATGCCAGTGTCAGGGCTTGGCCGTTGGGGTCGGTCAGCGCGTGGTAGGTCACCCCGTCGTTGCTACCGCCGATGGTGACGCTGGCGCCACCGAACACCCCGTCCACCTGAATAGCGCGATCAGAATAGACAGCGAGCCGTACTGGCTCGCCATCGTCATTCGCCGCCAGGTTGCCCCATGTCGTCACCGCCACGTCGAGCGAGGTCTCGAACGGGAAAGTGGTGACCGGGACGACCGTTGCCATGCCTGCCGATCAGGCGAGAGAACTTTCGTGGACGTCGGTAAAGCTCTTGGCATCACCTCGGCCCAACTCGGACAACGCCTTGGGCTCAGGCTTGGCGCTTGGCTTGACCTTGGCCGCTTTGGCCTCGGTCGAAGCCGCGGGCGCGAACCACGAGCCCTTCGATCCTTGTGGGATCTCGAGCTCGTCGCCCACGCGCACGCGCCGCCCGTTGTAGAACGCGACCTTGATAGCAACGATCTTCACGGGCTAGGCCTTAGAGCTGGTACGGTGCGTCGTAGGCTTTCCAGCGGGCGACGTCGTCGACCAGGAAGGCATTAACCTTGCCGGCCGTGAACGCGGCCGTGCCGGTCACCTGCTGAATACCGATGTAGCGCTCGTAGGCGGTGCCCTCCATGGGCAGCTGCACGGCCATCAGGGTCTTGCCGGCCGTCATGCTGGCCACGGGCCAGGCAACGGACGAGACCACCACGGTCGGTGAGGACAGCGAGGCGTTGTCGTCGGTGACCAGGTTGAACTGGCCGGTGGCCGAGCCGCCCGAGGTGGCCGCCGTGTCGACGCTGACCACCAGGTACACGGCCTGGTCGCCGCCGAGGTCGCGGGCCACGCCCAGGTCGATCACGTCGCCGAGCAGGTAGGAGCCGGCAGCGCCGGTGTTGAGGGCAGTGGCGTCGCAGAATTCGCCGCGTTCGTCGAGAATCATGATGGTTCCTTTCGGTGTGTAAGGGTTAGACCACGCGGGTCTCGGTGTTGATCAACGCGTCGGTGCGGCGCACGGGGATGTCGTCGAACGTCATCACGCGTTTGCCTTCCACGGTTTCCCAGGTCAGGTTGGTGGAGACCTTCTCGAGGATGCCCAGGCGCAGCTTCTCGCGCAGCGTGCGGTTCATGTAGAAACATGCCCGGCCCTTGCCCAGCTGGGGGATGCGCTCGCTGGCCTGGATCATCCAGGTGATCAGGTTCTTGGTGTTGGCCAGCGTGGTCAGCTCGGACACGTCGATGTTGGCGATGCGCACGAAGTAGCGCCAGTCGCGGATCGCCAGGCCGGTGTCCATGCGGTAGTGGGTGCGGTAGCCTTCCATGCGACCGTTGGAGCCGTCGACGTTCTCGATCGTCACCTGGCCCTTGTCGGTCATCTGCAGACCGCCCATCGAGCCCTTCGGGTAGATGCCGAAGCCCGTCTGTGGGCCCCACACGCACAACCAAATCGAGGTCAGGTCACCGCCGGAGCCGCTGAAGGCGTCGACGATGTTGTCGGCGTTCTGGGCGGACAGCGAGTTGTAGCGCGGGGCCAAGCCGGTGAAGGCTTCAGGCTCGGTGCCCTCGTTGCCGTAGAACAGCGTGGAGGCGTGCTCCTGGGCCATGCCCTCGATGTGGGCCGCGTCTTCGCTCAGGCGGAAGGCAGCGGTGTTGCTGTTGAGGTCGGCCAGGGCCTTGTCCACTTCAGCGTAGGCTTCCAGCATGCCGCAGGAATCGGTGACCTGTGCGGTCGTCGACTTCGTGGGCTGCACGCCACCGTAGAGCTTGCGCCAGGTGGGGGTGGGCAGACCGGTGCGGACCGTGGTCTTGTGACCGGTCGGCAGGTTGCCTTCAACGAACGACATGTCCTGCAGGACTTCGTTCTGGGCGGCCAGCAATTCGACGATCGAGTCGATCTTGCCGTTGGGGTCCAGACGCTTGGAGACGTCGAGGAGCGTGGGGTTGGTTGCGCTGAGGGTTGCCATGGTTAACCTTTCAATTCATGTTGGGGAACATTTTCTTGGCCATGTCGGTCTCGGGTCCTTTCGGGCTCCCAGACACGAAACGGTCGCCACTGATGGCCATGCCGGCTTTGTAGAAGGCTTTGATCACGGCAGGGTGATTGCCGAATCCCGTCGCGTTCAACACGTCCTTCAGTTCAGGGGTGCCAAACGTCTCGATCGCCTTCCGTGCAACTGCCAGGTTCTCCGCGAGCTTGTCGCCACCGATCTCTTTGTCGGCCTTGACCTGCTCGACCCAGGACTCCACCAGCTGGACATGCGCTTCGGCTTGACGTTGGGCCATCTTGGCGCCGACATCTGCAACCTTCTGCGCGTCTGCCTGGTTGAGCTTGAGCTCCTTGGCAATCGCGGTGAACTCATCCGCTGCGGTCTTATCGAGCGCAACGCCTTCGGGCATCGTGAACTCGTAGCTGTCGGGGGCCGTTGCCGCGGGGGCGGGGGTCTCCGGTGCTGGCGCGTCCGTCGTTGCCGTCGTGGGGTCCACGGCACTTACATCAGTTGTCTTCGGTTCCCCAGCGTCGTTGGTAGGTGTGCTGGTTGCCGCATCAATATCACTCATCTTTGGCCTGGTATTCTTTCAAGAGCTTGAAATACCCGTCGGGGGCGGCCTGCAGAATCTCTGCGGTAAGGAACAGCCCGAGGTGGCGCTTGCCTTCGTTGAACGCCATCAGAGATCCTGAATGGTTGAACGAGGTGCGGTTAACTCCGGCTTCCTCCAGCAGACGACTGACAATCCGTCGCCCTTGGGGGTGGGCCATCAACCATTTGACATCCTCCTGCTCCTTGCGCCTGAGTTCGCGTGCCACCAGCTCATCGCTTTCGGCATCACGTTCTTGGCTCTTCAGATCGGTGGGGTCTCGCATGGTTAACTTGGGGGGCATCGTAGGGGCTGCTCAGCCGATCACGGACACGCTCAGACGGCGGAGGGGCTCGGCGTGCCGTAGCCCATCAGGCCGTTCATCACGTCCTGCACGCCCTGCACGTTGACCTCGCCCGCGGTCTTGGCGCTGTCCACCAGCTGCGGCATGGCGGCGGCGGTCTGCGCGGCCTGGGCTGCCTGCGCGCGCTGGGCGCGGATCTGCGCCACCACGTTGTCGGGCACCACGATCTTCGGGTTGACGCCGTACATGTCGCCGTAGTCGTCGACCACCTGGTCGAAGTCGATCTTGTCGAGCACCTCGGGCTTGAGCTGCGCCAGGTTGCCAACGGTGCCGAGCAACCGGTCGACGCCTTGGGCGGCCACCGCGCGCTGTGCCTGGGCCAGCACGCTGATGAACTCGACCTTGAGCTCCAGGCCCTCGAGCTCGGGCGGGGCCTGGGGCAGGATGTTGGCGCGGTTGGCGTAGTCGAACGCGATGTCGATCATCGGGCTCAAGAGCTCGTTCTGCAGGCGCTCGAGCACGGGCCCGAGCATCAGCAGCTTCTCTTCGTGGCGCTCGGCCACCTCGGTGGCGGTGATGCCACTGCGGGTGTCGTTGGCCAGCATCATGAACAGGTCGGCGTAGTAGCTCGAGCGGATGCGATCGCGCACGTCCTGGATGTCGAGCATCAGGTGCTGCAGGTTCAGGTTGACGTCGAACGCAGTGCGCACCACCTGCGTGTTGGTCTGGCTGTCGACGTAGAACACGCCGCCCGGCAGGCGCGCCTTGGCGGCCTCCTTGTACTTGGTTGGCACGGTGATCGGGGGGTTGACCTGGTAGTCGATCGCCTGCCCCTTGCGCAGCTGCTGGTGCTGCAGCTGCTTCACATCCCCTAAGCACTCCATGCCGGGGCTGGTGCCGTAGATGTCGTTGCCGGTGACCACCCAGCGGGGAGTGAGCGCGGGGAAGTTGTCGAACCCAGACTCGCTCAGGTAGCGCTCGATGTTCTCGCGCCCGGGCTCGATGTAGCAGCTCGAGAAGCGCTTGTTCTTGCCGTCCATCTTGCCGTACTCGCGGTCCAGGCGCGGCTCGATCATGTGCACCACGTCGACCCAGCTGTCGAGCTGGCGGCGGTTGTACATGCCTTTGACCGTGTCGCTGCAGTTGTCCAGCCCGAACTGGCCCACCAGCTGTGCGACCGTCATCTGGAACTCGCGGCACAGGGTGTCGACCTCGCCCTTGTAGTTGGTGCCGAGTGCGTACTCGCCCACGGTGAGCGGGTAGTGGTGCAGCACGTTGTCGAAGTCGGGCAGCACGATGGTGGCGGCGGTACCAAACAGGCCGAGCTCCTCGTAGAGCGTGTGCAGGCTGCGGTAGGTGTTGGAGCTGGAGAAGATGGCGCGCAGCAGGACCGCGCTGTCGTGCAGCCAGGCCTTGACGGCGCCCGACTCCATCAGGTCCTTGTCCTGGATCTCGAGACGGAACCAGGGCCGCGCGGGGCTGGTCATGCCCGACATCATGCCGGCGGCCAGGGTGCGGGCGCCGAACACGGCGGCGTTGTCGAGGATGTTGTTGGCGCGCTTGTCGCCGCGGTTGCGGTCGGTGACGAAGAAGCGGCCCGCGCGGGGCTGCTGGTAGTCGCTAATGTCGCGCCAGTGCGTGACCCAGCTCGAGCGCTCGCTCCACAGCTCCGCCTTGCGCGAGAGTATGCGCTGCCGTTTGTCGAGCGGGTTGTCCATCAGCCGCCCAGCAGGCTGGTCTTGCCGGTCGGGGCGGCCATCACGCCACTGGGGCCGGTCAGCAGCGAGCCCCCGCCCATGGCGGAGGTGTTGCGGTTGCGCTTCATGGCGGCGCCAACGGCCATCTGGTCAGGTTGCTTGACGGCCTGGGGCGGTGGCGGCGGTGCGGGGATGGAAGGGCTGGATAGGCACATGCGGCGGGTCCTCAAGGGTTCGCGGCATTGTGCAAGGCGCAGCGCGCGACACGGACACCCGCCCCCTCAGAGGCGCTTGTACGGGTCGTAGTCGAGCGCGTTGGCGTCCTCGAGGGTCGGCAGCCCCATGGCGCGCGCTCGGGCCTGGGCGCTGTGGTCCTGGTAGACGGGATAAGCGAACGTCAGCGCCAGCGCGTCGCCCAAGTCGGGGCTCGGCAGACCGCGGCCCTTGATGTCGTCCTTGCTCTCGAGCTGGATCTTGTCGGCCGGGGTGAAGCGGTAGGTGGGCGCGGCCAGGTCCTGCTTGAGGTCCACCAGGTCGGGGATCGCCCCGCCCGCCCGCAGCCAGTCACGCACCTCGAACCACATCTCGGCGCGCTTGTTGAGGTAGCGGGCGTTCGATGGGCTGCCGCTGAAGTGCACCTCGACCACGTCATGGTGCAGCTGGCGCAGGCGGTCGATCACGCCTGAGCCGTTGCCAGCGTCGATGAACACCGCGTCGGGGCGGAACAGCTCGATCTGCTGCGCCACCTTGTCGGCCAGTGCCATGTTGTCGATGCCACGGTAGACCAGGGGCTGCAGGGCGTAGAGGCCCTGGCGCGGGAAGATCACGCTGCGGTCATCCCCAAAGCGGGCCGGGTCCACGCCCAGCACCTTGGCGGCGTAGGTGTACTCGTCTTTGCGCAGGTGGCGTCGGCTCGCCTCCTGCACGTCGGTCAGGCTCATCAGCTGGTCCTCGCCAGACGCCGCGAAGTCGCACAGCATCTCGCGGCGGAAGGTGTTCTCATCGACCGCCTGGCGGTAGCGCTCCACCTCCTCGGGCTGCAGCGCCTCGGTGTCGTAGACGGTGTACAACGCGCTGTGCCAGTCGGGCAGGTTGCGGCCCTTGAAGAACAGCTCGCTGAACAGGTTGATGCCGTGCGGGGTGCCGATGAACAGCGCCCAGCCTAAGCGGTCAGCGAGCGCCGGCTGCAGCACCTCGCGCCAGGTCTCGGGCTTGATGTCGGCCACCTCGTCGAGCACCACCCCGTCCAGGCGCACGCCGCGCATGGCCTCGGGGTTGTCGGCGCCGTACATGCGGATGATCGCGCCGTTGCTTTTGAGGCGGACCCAGAGCTCCGACTCGTTGATCTCGGCCAGGTTGTACATCACCAGCGGTGCGACGATCTGCTTCAGGCGCGCCCAGGCGATCGCCTTGGCCTGCTTGAGGAGCGGTGCGACGTAGAAGAACAGGCTCAGCTCGAGCGGGCAGCGCAGCGCGCTGTCGAGCAACTGGCGCAGCGCGAGCTCCGTCTTGCCAGCCCGCCGATGCAGCGCCAGCACCGTGAAGCGCTTGCGACTCAGGTGGCACTGACGCTGCCACTCGCGGGGCCGGTAGCCCAGGTCGATCGTGCTCACGCCAGGTCGGTGTAGTCGCCCACCACCGGCACCCCGGTGGCGATCACCACCTGGGTCTGCAGGGGGCCGCCGTTGGCGCCGGTGAGCTCCACCTTGTTGTTCTCGCGGTAGTCGTCCGGGAAGCGTGCCGCCATCGAGCGCGACCACAGCTGTGGGTTGAGCTTCTCGCCCTCTGGGCTCTGCCACATGCCGGTCTGCCCCTGATCCTCCCACCAGGCCATGGCCAGGTCCCTTGCGCGCGCGATGGCGATGCAAAACTCTTCGTGCTCATCACACCAGCGGTTGATGCTGGCGCGGTCACAGCCCAGGGCGGCTGCCATCTGCGCTTTGCTTTTTCCAAGTGCGCCAAGCTCCACCACGGTGGTGCAGAACGCTGGATCGTATTTTGTTGGTCGTGCCATGGTTTTATCTTCCTGCTAAATCAGCCAGACACGGACACGCGCACCGCCCGTGCTGCCGACTGGTTGCGGTTGCGCCCGGTGCAGATCCAGCGTGCGCAGGACTTGCTGACGTCGAACTTCGCGGCCAGCCAGGCGTAGCTGTAACCCTCATCCCTCAAGTCCAGCATCACCGCGACCTCCGCGTCCGTCAGCTTCGCGCCCGGGTGCTCCTGGCCGATCCGGCGGCCACCTTCGTTGAATTCAACCAGTTTCTGCATGACCAGCCCTTTCACGTAAAAGATTGCAGATTCGACAACGTTTTACCCCCGCAACGTGCAACACATGCAACGTGTCCTATACACACGTTGCGTTGCGTTGCAGTTTTCGTCGCTGCGCAACACTGCAACACGGTGCAACGTTGCACTCGCGTTGCACGTTGCAGTTGGGAATGCGCAAAGTTCTGCACGTTCAGCAGATCGCGATGCAGCCATCGTCGCCCAACCAGTAGGGCGCCTCGTCCCCAACCGTGAGCGCTTCAAGCGCCCGGCGGACCCGTTGCTTGCGTGAATCGCGCTTGCCATCGGCCGGTGCGTCCATCCGTTTGACGGCCTCCGCGATGACTGGACCGACCTCGATGCCTGATGTCTGGGCGATCGCGTATTCCTGGATCACGGCGTTGACCACCGTCTCCACCGGCCCGAGTTTGCGGCTGGCGATGCCGCCCACGGCGGGCAGCGCCGCCTCGATCACCACGCAGCTCGTGATGGGCTCGAGGTCCTCATCGACACCGATCTTCACCACCTCCAGGTCAAAGCCCCACTCCATCGAGTCGTCCCCGTCCTTCTGCTTGGAGAGGCGCAGCAGGCGCCCCGTGGCACCGCGCACCACCTCGAGCTCGGCATCGGCTGCAGCCCGCAGTCCGGACCAGCCCCGGGCGCCCTTGGCGGCGTCCTTGCCCGAGTGGTGCACCAACACCACCACCGCCCCAGTGGCCCGGTGGATGCCCTTGCAGTGGCTCATGGCGCGGCCCATGTCCTCCCCCGCGTTCTCGTTGCCGCCCGGCATGACCTGGGCGAAGGTGTCGACAATGATCACGTCGGCCCCGCCACTGGCCTTGATCGACTTGGCCACGTCCAGCGCGTCGACCTTCTCGAGGAAGTTGGGGGCGGCGTTGATCACGCCGATGTCGAAGTCAGCAAGGTCGATCTGGTGCTGCTGGGCGTAGGCCTGCATGCGGTTGCGAAAGCCACCGGCGCCCTCGGCGGCGATGTAGACCACCCTGCCCTGCTTGGTCTTCTTGCCCCGCCATGGCAGCCCACGGGCAATGCACCCGGCCATGTCAAGCGCCATGAAGCTCTTGCCCGAGCCGCTGGCGCCGTACAGCACCACCAGCTCCGCCTCGGGCAGCACGTGCTTGATGATCCAGGTCGGTGCCGGGCGGTTCGCAAACTCGGTGGCGGTAAGCACCTGGAACCGCATCGGCTGGTCTGGGCTTGCAGCAGCGGGGATGTCCTCCAGCGCCTCGAACTCCTCCATCGAGGCCGGGCCGTTCAGCGCGATGCCGGCGCCGCCCTCGTTGGCCAGGTGCACCAGGCTGCGGGCGGTGACAGTGCGGTCGTGGCTCTTGCCGAACGACGACCACCGGTTGAGCAGCACCTCACGCCCTGGGAACTTGTCACTAAGCTCCGACCAGTCGCACCAGAGGTCGAACCCGTCGCCGCCGGTCTCGTGGTGCAGCGCCATGCCCACGCTCAACCACTGGTCGTGGCCGATGCCGGGGTCGATCGCGGCCAGGCACTGGTCGATCTGCTGCGGTGTCAGGCCGAGCGGGTCGCCGGCGCTGACGTGCACCTCGGCTGCGGGGCGCGCAAAGCGCCTGGCGCACAGCTCACGCACCGGACCGTCGAGCTCAGCAACGGTGTTCTCGTTGCCCAAGATGTCAACGATGTCGAGCCGGTTGCCGGTGACAGTGACGAACCCCTTGGAGGAGAACACCTCAAACCCATAGGGCTCGCCGCGGGCTTTGCTGTTGCCGTACTGGCCCTTGACGAAGGCGCGCACGCCGGTGCCGCTCGGGCTGTACTCGGCGTAGGTGCCGGTGACGATCGCCTCGAGGTCGGGGTGCAGCTCGCCGTTGGTGACGCAGTGATCGAAGTCGAGCGCGCAGATGTTGAACTCAGGCATCGGCACAAAGCCCACGCCATCAAAGCCACGGCGGGCCGCGGCGGTGCGCGCTGCGTCAAAGGTGGTCAGCTGCTGCAGGTCCTGGGGTGAGCCCTGCTTGCCGTGGCGCTTGCTGCCGGTGGTGTAGTAGGGAATCTTGCGGGGCTTGTCCTCGCCCTCGTGGAACTCAAAGCGCCACACCAGCCAGGCCGGCAGGTTGCGCATCTCGTCGGGGGCGACGATCGAAGAGATGTGGGGCTTGATAGTGGTGACCGCGTTCATAGGCGGC